TGGAAGAGGATCGGGAAAGTTACCCAACACACCAACGGTCGGGTTATCGACTGGATGGAATGTAAAGGGTGCGGGATGGTGTGGGATAAAGACATCTCCGTCGGTCACGCCTAGCGCACATACATGCAGAACGCCGGTTTACATGGGAGCCGCCTGCCACTATTAATGGGTGAGTTGGAACGGCGATCAGTACTCTCAGAAAGCGGAGTCTTCTGGATGGGATAATCCCGAGGGCCTTCTCGCTGTCGAACGGCCCGACTGGCAGAAACATGGGTCTTGTCGTGAAGCCCCTGATGCAGCGATCTTTTTCCCGTCTCCGGGGGACACCGAGTCGTTGCGTTCCGCTAAAACCATGTGTGGACAGTGCCCAGTGATTCAAGAATGCTTGGAGTACGCACTCGGCAATAACGAGCGTTACGGGATTTGGGGCGGCAAGTCAACCCGTGAGCGTTTGTTGATGTTGCGGGCGAAACGCATGCTTGAGGCAGGGGAAGCCTAATCGACTGCCCGTTCAAGAGAGCGTAGGCTGGGCGGCATGGCGATCATCACTTATCAGGATCTCGCCACCTACATGAACCGCACGTTCACGACGGGTGAGCAGAACGCCGCCAACACCATGATCGGTGCGTTGGAGCGGGAGTTGTCGCGTATTCTCGGTCGTGCCTTAAGTGGAACAGCGATCACGGAAGAGGCGCATATCCTCAAGCGCGGTCAGAGACAGATCTTCCTGAAGGAATTTCCGGTTATCTCTGTGACTGCGCTGAAGATCGGTGATCTTGGTTCTGAAACCGCTCAGACCCTCACTGACTTCGATATTCACTCTTGGGGTATTGACGGGATTCTTGCTACAACGACTGGGACGTCCGCGAAGGTCACTTACACGGCTGGGATGTCATCGACTGACCAGCAGCAACTTGAAGCATTGATGTTGCGTGTTACTTCTCGTGAGATGTCTCAGATCCTTGCTGATGCTCAGGGCCTTGAACGGTTCCGGGCTGAGGGCGTCGATATGACGTTTGCGAATAGGGGGATGGCTGGGTTCACTGATGAAGACCTGAAATGGGTGAGAAGGTATAGGCGCAGGGGTGTGTACTAATGCGCGGAGGATCTCACACCCTGACCGTGCGTACCCGCACACCAACCGTTAACGCTGAGGGGCAGGTCTCCTACTCGAATGCTGACGCCACCGTGAAAGGCCGCGTCATGGTAACCAACGTCGATGTTGAGACGGCAGACAGCGGCAAGACCACGAATCAGCCGCAAGCCGTCGCATGGGTGCCGACCGGCACCAGCGTTACTGACGACGCTCAGATTGTGGTGTCTGGTTTGGATGCGCTCCTGAACGGGACGTACAACATTGAAGCCATCCAGCACACGCCGTCGCATATGCGGCTCTTCTTAGCGGGAGCGAGGTCCTGATGCCTACCCCTGTTGGCGGCACTTTCAGGATGGATGCTGGTATCTCCACCCGCTCGGCTATACACGCATCCGGGTTGTCGGGGCCACAGTTAGCGCAGATCATCGTGGCAAACGCCGTCCAAGTTTTCAACGCCGGTGCCATGGCCCTCAAACCTGTCGGTATCCAAATCGGGGCTCTATACGCCGCACAAATCCAGCAGATGTACAGCAGGCCGGGGTCTGGAAAGAAGAATAAGAAAAAGGACGGGTCGTCCCATAGGGCATCAGCGCCGGGGCAACCGCCAGCCCCAGACACCGGCGAACTCCGCGACAGTGTGCGGTTCACCGCTTACCGCAAACCCGGCAATGCTCTTGGAACCGGCAAGTTCGTGAAGGGTTTCGGTAAAACTGAAATCGTGATTTACACGAGGAACAAGTACGCGGCAACTCTTGAAGGAGGCTCCAAGGGCAAAGGCAAGCAAATCGCAGCACGCCCAGCGTGGAGGCCGGTGCATCTCCATTGGAGGGGCCCGAAAGGGCGGCGGCATATCAGTGGTTTGATCATGTTCGGTAAACCTGACAACTTTCTTCAGGCGGAACGGCGGCATGCAGCAAGGCTGACGTCGGCAAATCCGAGAGGAACGATTGGTCGTGAAGTGGCGGGGAGGCGGTAATGGCTAGCGTCGCTTCGGCACTCCGCACCGCGATCACCACCGCGAACATCACGAACATCACCACCAAGGTGTACCGGAACGTCGCTCCTGAATCCGAGTCCTATCCATTTGTCACGTTCAACGACGACGTGTCCCGTATAGCGGTGCATTCTGGCGACGGCACTACGTTGGCGCGTCAACGCGTTGTCATGGTCGATCTGTGGCAGTTGCTTGATGCCGAGGACACAACCCTTGTTGAGTCCCTGCTAGCGGCGGTCGATGGGGCTTCTCTGACCGGTGCCGACAAGACGATCTTTGGATGCACCGTCGAAGACATCCAGCGGCTGATTCTTCCCGATGACAACATCTGTCACCATTCCCTGTCCGTCAACGTGTACCACTCGAACTAATGGCATTCACGACTATCGCCGTTACCGGCACATTCCTTCAGGCCGACGGAAGCACACCCGCGACGGGGAACGTGACGTTTATCGCTTCGACCACGATGCAGGACTCGTCGAACGACACGATCATCGCTCCGACGTTGAGTACGGGGACATTGAATGGTTCTGGCGCGTTCTCAGTGGATCTCGCCGCTACTGATGATTCGACGACACAGCCAACCGGGGTGACTTACGAGGTCACGGAGAACATTGACGGGGCTGGGCAGAACAAGTACAGCATCGAAGTTCCCAGCGCTTCTATTGGCGCGACGATGAATCTTGCTGATGTGACCCCGGCTGTGACGCCTGTCACGATGTATTCGTATGCCACGCAGGCTTACGTCGACAGCGCCAGCACCTCAGCGACGGGCATTTCGTTTGCTCCGGGGAGCGGGATTTCAGCGACGACCGTTCAAGCGGCGATTGAAGAAGTGCGGAACGAATCGAAGTACACGCACACGCAGGAAAGCCCTTCGGCAACTTGGACGATCACCCACAATCTCGGGTGGAGACCTAACGTCACTGTGGTCGATACCTCTGAAACAGTTTGCTTCGGCGACATTTTGTACAACAGCGATAACCAACTCACCGCGACCTTCGCACAGTCCTTCGGTGGGAAGGCGTATCTTTCTTAGGTGGACTACGTTCTGGGAGAACAATAAATGGCGAAATATCTCGTCAATCTTGACCTGAACCAGAACCAACTGGTCAAGGCGCGGATTGAGAACCTCGGAAGCGCCCCCGGTAGCCCTGTCAGTGGACAGGTGTACTACGACACGGGTGACAACTCTATTTACTATTACAACGGCAGCGCGTGGGTCGGCATTGGTGGCGACCTGACGGCCGTTGTGGCTGGTACTGGGCTGGGAGGAGGCGGAAACGCGGGGTCGGTTACCGTCAACTTGGCGAATACCGCTGTTACTGCTGCTTCTTACGGTAGCGCGACAGCCGTTGGCACTTTCACTGTCGACGCTCAAGGCCGACTGACCGCAGCATCGAACACGACCATCGCTATCGCCTCTACGGCGGTCAGTGACTTCACGGAAGCAGTACAGGACGTAGTCGGTGCCCTTGTCGCTGGCACAGCCAACGAGGTTGATGTCACCTACAACGACGGCGCTGGCACGTTTGTTATCGGTCTCCCTGACGATGTCACCATCGGCCAGCACCTAACGGTTACTGGCAACTTGACCGTCAATGGCACAACCACGACCGTCAACTCAACAACCCTTACCGTTGACGACAAAAACCTTGAACTCGGTTCAGTCGCTTCCCCATCTGATACCACCGCTGACGGTGGCGGTATCACCCTGAAGGGTGCCTCGGACAAGACGATCCTGTGGGAGAACGATTCCGATTCGTGGGACTTCTCCGAACACGTTAACGCTGCCTCCGGCAAAGAGTTCAAGATCAACAACACGTCGGTCCTGAGCGCTACCACGCTCGGGTCTGGCGTCACGACCTCGTCGCTGACCTCAGTCGGAACGATCGCCACTGGCACATGGGCAGCCACAGATATTGGCGTTGCTTACGGTGGTACCGGTGCTTCCACGGCAGCGGCAGCCCGAACAAACCTCGGTGCGACCACGAAGGTCACGGGCACCATCGGTGATGGCAGCGCAACATCGATCGCTGTCACCCACAGCCTCGGCACAAACGATGTGATGTGCGAGGTTTACGACGCATCCACCCTTGAGACGGTGTTCGCTAATGTGGACCGCACAAGCACGAACGCGGTGACGTTCACGTTCGCGTCTGCTCCGGCGAGCAACGCCTACAAGGTCGTCATCATCGGTTAGACAAACGCTGGATCCACACTTGAGGGTGTGGACTGAGCCAGAGGAATAGTTGAGGCTATGCCAACCTTTCTAGAGCGCCTTTCGGCGCAGAAGTTCTCCGCCGCTTCTTCGACGGCACTTGATGTCTTTGTTTCTGGCGATTCGGTTGCTCGCGTCGCTATCGATGCTGGCGGGAAGATCACTTGGAGTTCCGGCTCGGCCACTGGTGACGCCACGCTTTACCGCTCTGCGGCGAATGCTTTGAAGACGGACGACACGTTTGAAGCCGCCCTCGGGGTGATCACGCTGGCTACCGACGGCGCTCCGTCTACGGCCCTAGCGAACGGCGCTCTGGCTGTCGACACCACGAATCACATCTTCTACTACCGTTCCAATTCGGCTTGGAATCAGGTGTCCAGCGGGTCAAGTATCACTGTCCAAGACGGTGCCCCTTCGTCCCCTGATGCTGGGGACTTGTGGTACGAGTCCGACACCGGCAAGACCCTTGTCTATTACGCAGATGGTTCTTCCAACCAGTGGGTTGAGTTGGGGACTGTCCCGACGTATTCAACGTCGGTGTTGCTAGCCGATACCGACAATGACACGAAGATTCAGGTAGAGGAATCCTCTGACGAGGACATCATCCGGTTTGACACGGGTGGCACGGAGCGAATGACAATCGCTGCCAACGGCCTCGTCACGATTGCGGGGAATCTCACGGTCAGCGGAAGTTTGTCTGGTTACGCCCCTCTGGCCTCACCGACTCTCACGGGCACCCCGGCTGCCCCCACTGCGGCAGCGGATACGAATACCACACAGATCGCTACTACGGCCTATGTTCAGACTGAACTTGGGGCTATCAGCAGCAACTCTATTAAGGACGCTGACAACGACACGAAGATTCAGGTCGAAGAGAGTGCAGACGAGGACAAGATCAGGTTCGATACTGGTGGCACACAGCGTGCAGTTTTAGACTCGTCTGGCTTGGAAATCTTCACTGGTGGTTTGAAACTGGATAATCTTGAGTCCGATAATGTCAATACTTTGGACGACTATGAGGAAGGGACATTTACGGGTTCCTTTACCTGTCAGAACGGAACCGTTACCGTCAAGTCGGCGTACAACACGGGGGGTTATACGAAGATCGGCAGGGTGGTTTACATCCAGTTCTCTCCCGCTGTGGGTTCCTTCAGTGGCAACAGTGGTGAGTTGTACGTTGAAGGTATGCCGTTTACGTCAATGCCATCGGGGGTTTCAACTTCGTTGACTTATGCCCGAATCCCCATCATCATCACTAACTTGAATGCAGATGTAGGGGGTGGGGGTTCTGGTCAAATCCCGCACAACTACACACAGTGTTCAGTTTCAGCGAGTGACTGCCAATCAGGCCCTGAACCTGTTGGTGGAGCCGTCAAAGAATGGACTGAAGTGTGCATTCAGGGCCACTATTTCGTCGATTCGTAGGAGAAGATAATGGCATTAAACAAAACAATCGTTGTGGACAGGATCGAAGTCCTAGAAATGGGACAGATTCAGGTACGCACGGCAACAGTCATAGAGGAGGACGGCACCCAGATTTCTCGTACCTTCCACCGGCATGTGCTAAATCCGGGTGCCGATCTGACAGGTGAAACTGAGCGGGTGACTGGTATTGCCAACGCCACATGGACTGCTGAAGTTCTTTCTAATTGGGAAGCGTTCCTCGCTTCGTTGGAGGCTTAATTATGGCAATCAACTTTCCGTCTTCGTCCCTATCTTCAGGGGACACCCACACCGTCGGGACGACAACATGGGAGTGGAACGGCACCTACTGGGCGATCCTTGCCAATAAGGGGTCAGACAACCTTGACGGCGGCGAATCCGGTACGAACTACGGCGGCGTCGATAATCTTGATGGCGGCTCTTCGTCGTCTTAATGAACTAGGAGCAAATCATGGCTGTACAGATCCAACTCAGGCGAGACACCGCCAGCAACTGGGAAACGAACAATCCCACGTTGGCCGCAGGCGAGATGGGTATTGAGACCGACACCGACAAGTACAAGATCGGTGACGGGTCCACGGCTTGGAATTCTCTGACCCATTCGTCATTGCCTGCTAACTCCATCACTACGGCTGGTGGGGTGACGATCACCGGCACGATGACACATGGCGCTGATGGCACTGGTGCCGATGTCCGGTTCAATTCTGGTACGGCAGGCGACTACGCCATGTGGGACGCCAGTGAAGAAAAGTTGATCTTGGAGGGCACCCACGCGGCAACAGTATTGGACATCACCGACGGCAACGTCGTGATCGCTGACGGTACTTTGACTGTTGGGTCTGATGGCGCTGGAGAGGACGTAACTTTCTACAGTGATACTGCTGGTGACTCAATGGTCTGGGACTCCAGCGCGGAATCTCTGACCATTACTGGCACCAACGGGCAGGACTCCTTGGTGGTGGCCGACGGCGATGTTTCAATCACCGACGCTCTGACCGTCACCGGGACGACGACTACCTACCTGAATGTCATCACCGACTCGGGCACGACCCGCACCCCGGCGCTGACCGATGCTTCGGCGTACATCCTGTGTACGCACGGCAGCGGGATGACGGTCACGCTCCCGCAGGACTCAGCGGTCGCGTTCCCGACCGGTTCCCAGATCGTGTTTGAGCGCAATGGTGCAGGCACCTTGACGTTCGCTGCCGGGACCGGAGCGACCGTCAACTCCAAGGGCAGCACGCTCACCTGTGCGGACAGGTACACGACGATCGCTGCCGTGAAGATCGCCGCTAACACTTGGACGATCTTCGGGAACATCGGCTAACCAATGCCCTTGACCGCACTCCTTGGAGCAGTCGCCAATCAGGCGGGCGCTGTCCCGTTGACGGCGTTCGGTGGGATCATCTCCCAATACACCGACTCGGGGACCACCTACCGGGTTCACACGTTCCGTGGGTCAGGCAAGTTCGTCGTGTCCAGCGGTGCTGCTGATGTGAATTGGCTGATTGTCGCAGGCGGTGGCGCAGGCGGCGGCAACAATGGGAGTTGGACTGGCGGCGGCGGTGGGGGCGCTGGAGAACTCACAACAGGTACAACTGCTGTGGCGGCTGGGACGTACACGGTTACGGTCGGTGCGGGTGGCGCAGGCGCTTCAGGCGCAGTAGGGGTCAACGGTTCCAACTCTGTTGCTTTCAGTACCACTGTTATCGGTGGCGGTTATGGCGGTATGGCATCAGCAGGGGGGAATGGCGGCTCGGGCGGTGGTGGCGGTCAGAACGGCAGCACCGCAGGGGCGAAGGCTGGTGGAACAGCGTCAGGTTCCTACACGGGTTACGCAGGCGGTCAGGCTCTCAGTTACACCACGAACGGTGGCTGGTATGCGTCGGGCGGCGGGGGAGGCACAGGTGCAGTCGGTGAGGATGCTCTGGCTGATGGGGCAGGCGAGGCTGGTGACGGTGGGGCAGGCACGGCACAAATAGGGATCACCGCTGCCACGGCCCGCTACGCAGGCGGTGGCGGTGGATCGGGTCAGGGTTGGGGTGCTGGGGCCGATGGTGGCGGCAACAGCAATGGTCACGGCGGTGTTCCGAACACTGGTAGCG